GAAACAATGTTACAGGACACTAGAGATTTGCAGCCTTAGTTGAGCTGATCATTTGGAGACGAATCCATGCCGAACTATAACGCGCAGTTGCCTCCCTATGCAGTAAACCCGGGCGATGTCGCCCTGGCGTTCAACAACGAATCGCCTTCCTCGGGCCAGGCGAGTCAACAGTTTGCGTTGGCCAACTATTCCGGTTTTCCGGAAAACGGGCGGACGGTCCGCTGGCAGACGATTTACGCTTCGTCGCCCTCCGCTGTGAACGTGGCCCTGCAAAGCGCGATGGTCGATTCCGATTCGGAGTACAGCACAATCGACGCATCCACCGCCACGGGAGGCGAAGCCCGAACCGTAACAAGTGTAAGAGGCAATTTCCTTCGGGCCAAAGTGTCGTCAATCACCGGAGGCTCGGGAATAACCGTCCAGTTCCTAGGCTGAGGAGGAGGGGTGGCACTTTTGCAGTCGAGTCACTCGAGTCGAATGCAAATCTTGTCTTAGAAATTGCAAATTCCCTTTTTCAAACCGAGGAAAACCATGTCCGAGCAGATTATCGAGGCTAGTGGACCATCCGTTGAGATTCTTCCGAAGGCAGAGATTGTCCCGCTGGAACAGCACAAGGTTGCGACAGACGAAGCGAGCGCCGACAAGCCGCTTGAGAGCGCCGATATGCTCAAGCGAAAGCGATTGAAGAAGATGCGGATCGGCGATGCATTGCGAGTGGAAGGGCTTGACGAGCGGGACGTCGCACAGAAGTTCCGAGAGGTGATCGAACGGCAGATCCCGAAATCAGAGGGGCAGGAAACGAACGACAAGCTTCTCGTGGACATGCTTTTGAATTGTTTCCGGTATCTTGACGACGGCCCGGGGCCGGGCGTAGGGGGAAGGGCCCTGCGGCCACCCAGGCTGCTTCACAACGTTCCTCGCCCAAGGCGGACGCTAATCACCAAAACGAAAACAGGAAAGGACAGTTGAAATGAGTGCAAGTCGCAAAACGGTAGGCTACATCATTGAGCTGTGCGGGATCAGCGCATTCACGGTTGGGGCGGTGTTCAGCGTGCATCACATCGCGATCGGGGCACTGTTCATCGGAGGCGCAGTCTCATTTTACGTAGGGCAGAAAGTCAGCGCGCTTTCTTAACAGTCTTTATGGATCGCGCCCGGCATCGGCGATCCTGAACGCGGCTCAGCGCTTACAACCGCTGCCAGAGAACTTTTCTCCGCATGATGAAAATCGAAAGCGGTTGTGCGCGCTGGGCCAAGCAAGCTGCAAATCGCATTTGTCTTCCTTACAATCCATTTCCAAAGCAGCGAGAGTTTCACGAATCGGCGGCCAAGTACCGGTTATTTGGCGGCGCTGCCGGACCGGGCAAATCCAAAGCGCTGCTGATGGAGGCAGTGCTTCAGGCGAACGAGCACCCAGGTGCGAACACGTTGCTGCTGCGACGAACCTTTCCAGAGCTCGAGCAATCGCTGCTGCTTTATTTTCGACGAGACGTACCGCGAGAGCTCTATCGAAGCTTCAATGACTCGAAACATGCGGTGGAGTGGTGGAACGGCTCGACGACACGGTTTGGGTACTGCCAGTCGGAGAACGATGTCTACCAATATCAGGGCTCGGAATTTCTCTTCATCGGAATTGACGAGCTAACGCTCTTCACGCTGAAACAATGGCAATTTCTGACCAGCCGAAATCGATGCCCTCGCGCGGAGGCCTTTCCATGCATGGCGGGAGCTACGAACCCGGGTAATGTGGGCCATGCTTGGGTCAAATCGCTTTGGATCGACAAGAAGCCAGCGGCGGGGATGGAGTCTGCTGAAGAGTATGATGCAGGCGATTACGAGTTCATCCCGGCTCGGGTCGAAGACAATCCCATTTATGCGGCGGACGAAAACTACATCAAAACGCTGAAGGCCTTACCTTCGCATCTGAGGCGAGCGTTTTTGGAAGGGGATTGGGATGTCTTTGCCGGGCAATACTTCGATAAGTTCGACTACGCAAAGCACGTTACCAGGCGCGAAGCAATCCCATGGAGAGAGTGGTGGCCGCGGTGGATATCGCTCGATTGGGGATTCGAACATCCGTCGGCCGTTTACTGGCATGCCGCGATCCCTGGAGGCAATGCGGGCAGCACAGGCGCTCATCCGGGAAGGGCAGCGCACCAAGAGAATTCATCTGGGTCAGTTACCGGGCGGCAGCAAGTCGTTACGTATCGTGAATACGTGACGCGGAGAACGCCTCCCCGAGACCTAGCAAAAGAAATCGTTGCGCGAAGCGAATTCGAGGGGGAACGCGACAAAATCGAGGGTGTATATCTTTCCCCGGATGCATTTGCGAGGCGTACTGATGAAGCTTCGATCGCAGAGCAGATGGGAGACGTGCTCGCATCTGCAGGCCTGCCACGCCCAATTCCTGCTGACGACGACCGCATCGGCGGATGGATGCTGATGTACCAGATGCTCGATGCCGGTGAGTGGCTGCTGACGGACAACTGTGCGGAGCTGATCCGGACACTGCCGAATTTGGTTCGCGATCCTGAACGGATAGAAGACGTTCAAAAAATAAACGGCGATGACGCGGCGGACGCGGCGCGCTACGGTTTGAAATCGCGCTACGGCAGCCGACAGGTCGTCGCTTATGCGCCTTTGAACCAGCGATTAGCCGCGCTGGTCACTTCGGACGACCCTACGGTGCGGGCGATTCAGGCACGCAAAGCGCAACTGGATGAAACGCGAAGGATGGCGCCTGTGTCCTTTCTGCGAAGGCGGCGTTGAGAATCAGCAAACGCCCACGACCGCGTTCCTTAGAAAACAAACCACACCTTGTGCGAACGCGAGCGGAGACAGTTCGGCAATTGTGAAGACCTGTGAGGATGAAGACATGTCTATCGATCTGATGAAACGGATTCGAGAATTTTGGGATTGGCTGATCTCGAGCAAGTACGTGAAGGCGCTGGAGGCAGAAATCGAGAGGCTTCGTGCGGAGAATCGGGCGCTGATGAATTCGATCCTAGGGATTGCCGGGATTCCGCCGGTGGTGACTCCGAGCGCGACCTCCGGAGGGGGCGGGACCCCGTCGGCAACACCTGAGAAGGCCAATTCGGTCGCGAACGGAAAGGCGTCGGGAGCTACTTCTGGGGCGGTAGCGGTTCGACGACGGTCATGGCAGCAAGTAAACAGGGCTCTCGAGATCGAGGCAGCCAAAAAGAAAGATTCAGGGCCAACCGAACCGTAGGCGTCAGATTTGAACTCATTTACTGGAGGAGAGATGCCATTTATTCGGGGACGTTATTACGCGAATTCGATCGTGGGCAACGCCATCGAAGCTGCGCGCGAGGCGGAAGACCGCGCGATTGCTTCGCCGGGGGAGCAAGAGGGCCACTCGCGGCTTGCGGGCGAGGCGCAGGACGCTAAGCCAGTGAGCAAGATAGAAATTGAAATCGCCGCATTGGTACCCGCGCATACCGGCCACGCAGAGCAAGGTTATGTAGCGCGTTTGCACTATCCGGATACCGAGGGGGCGGATGGTTCGGCTCGACCTACTGACAAACACGTCTTTTCCGACCCTGAACAGTTGGTGAGCTTCCTGCGGAATGAGTTGGCGAAGAACGGCGCGGTCCGGTAAGCGAGAACAGAATGTCGACAAAAACGAAATTCCGGCAGAGTGATCCAGCGGTGGTTCCGATCGCGGCGCCGTCGAAAGACGCGCCAGCAGCCACCGGCGCGCGTCGTATTTCCGAAACGACTACCAAAGGGGCTATCGACGGCGGATATGGTGCGAACAATGAATATCTGCCCGACCGAGTGCAGGATGCGCTGCGGCGGCTGGTGTTTCAGTTCTCGACTGAATCTGAACTGACCCGGCGGCAGGAAATCAGGAGGATCAAACAAGCTCATCAGTTCTGGCGTGGACTGCAGTACTTGTGGTGGAACGAGCGGGACCAAAACTGGCATCTGCCGTTCGAAGAGAAGTTGCTGGACAACAGCGCGCTCGATACCATGCCGCGCTACGAGTTCGTCACAAATATTTATCAGGCGTTCGGCCTGTCCCTCGTTTCGGTATTGTCCCAAGACGTGCCGCGCGTAAGGTTTTTTCCGACTTCGACACAAGCCGAGGAAGATGTGGCCGCGGCGAAGGCAGCGACGGAAGTCGCGCAACTGGTGGAAAGGAACAATCGGATCGGCAATCTCATTGTGGACGAGGCGTTCCATCTGTGGACGGACGGGAAGGTTGGGGCCTACGTCCGATACGTTGTTGATGGACAGCGCTTTGGTTTTCACCCCGAATCAGAAATCGGTGAGCGAGAGGTAAAGATCGGCGCCGACACGTATGTCTGCCCTGAGTGCGGAGGTGAGACGCAAGCGAATGACAACCACGAACAGCTGGGGCCGGGTCCTGTAGGGCAAGCCGATGGTGATGCTGGCTCGCCGAGAATCGCGAACTGCACGGAGTGCGGCGCACTGCTTACCGAGGAAGACTTCGTCGCGGCTGAGACAATTACAGTTCCGGCGGGGGAGACCAAGGTCAGAGTGCCAAATGGTCAGGAGGTGGTAACGATCGTCGGCGGTTTAGAACTGAAAACTCCGCCCTGGGCGAACGAGATGCACGAATACCCGTACCTCCAATGGAACATGGAGGTGCACCTGGCACGGCTGCGCGCCGCCTATCCTCACGCGGCTGACAAAATTGGTCCGCCTGTCGCCTCCGGCGCCCAAGAGTACGAACGTTTGGCAAGACTCGCGCAATCGCAGGGTGGGCCGCTAACTGAAGGTGGCGATTTCAACATAAACCTTATAACTTTTCAGAGGACATGGCTCCGCCCATGGGCTTTTTTTGCATTAGACGATAAGGACCTTCGCGACCAGCTTTTGAAACTGTTTCCCGATGGCGCTTATGTGGCGTTCGCAGGAGGCGTTTACTGTGAGTCGCGGAACGAAAGCATGGATGACCACTGGCGGGTGCTGCATGCCTTGCCTGGGGACGGATCAAGCGGAAGACCGGCCCTAGGAGACGCGCTGATCAGCGTACAAGAGCGGTTCAATACACTTTCCAATTTGCAGATGGAAACTTATGAGTACGGCATTCCGCCGATTTACGCGGATAGCGAGGTGCTCGACTTCGATTCGTTGCAAAACCAGACGGCGGAGCCAGGATCTCACTATCCCGCGAGAGCTAAACCCGGGCAATCGCTTGCTGCGGGGTTTTTCCAGCCGGCACCAGCTGAAATACCGCCGGACCTTGCGGAGCACGCGGCGGATCTGATGGGGCCGATCGCCCAGTTTTTGACCGGCGCGTTCCCGGCGCTATTCGGCGGGGTAATGTCAAACAACGACACGGCATCGGGTTACGCAATGGCGAGAGACCAGGCGATGGGGCGCATTGGTTTGGTGTGGAGGAGGATGAAATTTTTCCACGCCGACGTAATGATGCTCGCTGTCGACTGCTTCCGCAAAAACAGGCCTACTGACGTTGAGGTGACTTTGCTGGGGGCCGGAGCAGCTTTCGAATCCCAGTGGATCCGGCTGGCCGACCTGAAAGGCAATTTGTTTAGTTATCCGGAAACGGACGAACAATACCCAACGCTGTGGTCACAGCAGCGAGCAGTCTTAATGCAGCTGCTGGGAAACCCTGATCCCCAGATGCAGGCCGTGCTAGCACATCCTGAAAACATGGCTCTGGTCAAACGGCTGATTGGGCTGGAGGACCTTGTCATACCCGATGAGGAATCGCGAGCGAAGCAATATCGCGAGATCGCGCAGTTGGTGGCGGAACTTCCGGTGATTCGCCGCGATGACGGGACTGGAATCGAGCTGATGTTGCCGAGCATCATTCCGGACGAATTTGCTGACAATCACGCAGCAGAACTTGAGATCTGCATGCGGTGGTTTTCATCAGACGCGGGTCAGGTAGCGAAGATCGAAGCACCGGCGGGATACGCGAACGTGAAGGCTCACGCAATGTTTCATCGCGACTACCTGCGGAAACAGCAGGAGCAAGCAGCGACTTCCGCTGCGGCAGTTGCTCAACCTCGATCAAAGGTGCAGCCCGTGAGCCGACTGCATTAGAAGGCGCGTTCGACCGAGCTGGAGGTGCGTGCGTAAGCACCTTTTTGCTGCGGAGGCGGTGCCACAAGACGCACGACGTGCAAGAGGCGCTCGGGCTTAAAGGGCTTGGCCATGCAGACGACTGCGCCGAGTTGGTGGCTGGCGGCGTAGTCGGCAGGCTGAGCCGAGCGAGTGAGCAAAATCACGGGGACACGCTGGAGCCGCTCGTTTCGCTTCACAATCAAGCACAGGTCGTGACCAGACATATCCTTAGCCTCAACCTCGGCTACGAAAACGGCGGGAACCGTGGTTTTCAAAACGTCGAGAGCTTCATTTGCCGTGGATACGATTATTACCGTGTACCCATCTTGCTGCAGAATTCCTCGCATCACTTCTGCGCTTCGAGGATCCGGCTCAACGGCTAGCACGACCACTTGTTGAGCACTTAGCGACGGCTGAGGGACTGAAGCGCCAGAGGAGCCTGGGACCGAAGTGGTTCGCGAGGCCGCACTTCTGGCAGCGACAAACTGTATGGCAATAGCGAAGCGTCCAGCGGGCTGGTCCGTAATGCGAACGACCTCAGCGGGTTCCGGTTTGTTTAGCGCCGTGGCGGCCGCGGAGTAAGGAAACGTGATTTCCACGGATTGACCCAACGAATAGGACGGCCGAGTGGTGGTGAAAAGCAGGCCGTCACGCGAAACGTCTACGCTGGTGCACACCTCTTCAAAAGCGGTGGTTGAATTGGACGCGCGGACGTGGACCTGCGCGCTGATCTTGGCGCGCTTGCGCCGGCGCCGCTCAGCGCCCGAAAAGACCTGAGCCGCCATTGGCGAAGACTGATTTGAGATTGCGGCGGGAGTCGAGATTGTTGTCCCCATTTTGGCAACTCCTAGAGAAGCGTTCGGCGAGAGCCGTTGCGCACGGCGATGCGGGCGCCTCGCCTGCCAACCCAAAGATTCGCAAACAGAACCAACGCGGGGAATAGTACGTTGGTAACAATTATTCGCAGCGTTCCGGAGAGGCTTCGGACGGGGCTGCGGGCGTCTGAGAGGGGTGAAATAGCCGTGGCGTCAACTGCGCAAGCTCCAGCGAATCAAGGGGCGAGTTCACCGAGCAATAGCAGCCATAACTCAACCGGTTCCGTGGGCCGAAATTTAACTGACGACGAAATCTTGGGACTAGGGGTTCGGACTCGAACGCGCCGAGCCGAGGTAGGAGAGCGAACGGCGGAGGCGGCCGAAGATCCAGCGCTCGTCGCGGAACGGGCAGATCCAGGAACTGCGGATCAGATCGAGGTATCTGGCGAGGAGATGCCTCAAGAGTACAGAGAGGTATTCGAGGCAAACCCGGAGTTGAGGAGCGCCTGGGACGACGCGCGGGCGTACAGACAGGCGTTTTCGAGCCCTGAAGAGGCCCGTGCGGCGACGAGAGCGCTTGAAGACGTAAGAACGCTGGATCGGCTGTTCTATTCGAGGCGAAGCGACGACCACGCCCAACTGGCGCAGATGGTCGCGAAATTGGATCCGGAATCGTTTTCCTCTCTGGCGAAGGCGATGGCGAACGTGGCCACAGTGGGACAGGCGGAAGTAAAAGAACACGAGGGGTCATCTGCAGGGAAAGAGCTCGCGTCCACGCCACGTGAGAGGGCCGTTGAACAAAACCGACCGGATAAGCCCGAACGTGAGCGATTCGTTCAGGCCGCGAACGAGGATGCAGTGCGATCCGTTTTGACCGCTATTGAGTCGCAAGTAGACCGCGTCTTGCCCGGTAATTCTCCAAGCGGAGCGCGTAATCGACTGGTTGGAGAGATTTACCGCGAGTTGGACGCAAGCCTGCAAGCGAATCCAGAATTCGCCAAGCAGGTTCGCCAAGCATTGCAGTCAGGGAAGCTGGACGCAGGCCATCGCACCGCGGTCGTATCGTTCATTACTAGCAGAGCTCGACAAGGCTTGCCAGCTGCGATAAAGCGAGTTCTCGGTGAGTGGACGTCCACTGTCCTCGCAACCACGGGCGAGAGACATGCGAGGCAACGTTCCGCGGAGAACAGGGTGGACATCGGAGGCGCTCGTGGCAGCGCAGAAGCACACCGGGCGCGCTCGCCTCGCGATATTGATTACAAGCGAATGTCAGATACGGAGATTCTCAACCTCTGACGAACATCATGACCATAAACGTCAAATAATCCTTCGATGAGCGCAGCGTAGTAGTTTCCAAAATCCGAAGAGGACACCAGAAAAGCAAAAATGCTCGGCACGCAGCCGCCCTGCGCCGAGTGGAGGGATAGTGTGACAGGGCGGATTCAAATTCAAGGGAGATTCGAGACCAATGGCACAGATGCAAAATTCGCAGTCCGTTGCCCTGCAATTGGAGAAGGTCAGAGACAAGCTGCCCCTTCTTTATGAGCGGGACGATATGTTGTTGACGATGATCCAGCAGCGAGGCGACGTAGAACGGGTGAGCTCGCGCAACATGCGGCTTCCATTGCAGATTCGTCCGGGAGGCAAGGCCGGTCTGGCCAATATGGACGGCGGCGATCTCGGACGAGGATCGGGCACAACCTATGACGTGGCGCAGGTGACGCCCGTGTTTTTCCGGCACGCGGTGGAAATCACAAAGCTGGTGGAATACGCGTCAAACGCCCCGGAAAAGGCCATCGAGAATGCGGCGAAGCGCGAGGTAAAAAACGCGATGGCGCAATTCCGCTCGTTCCTCGACAAGGTAATGCAGACGAACGGAAACGGAGTTCTTGGAACAATCAGTTCAATTACGACGAGCGGGCTGCCGAGCGGCGTTGCGGCGCAATTTACGATGGCTAAGCCGCCCGGCGCGCAGCTTTTCTACTACAACCAGACCGTGCAAGTTTACGACCCGACACTGACGACGAACCGCGGATCGGCGAACGTGTTGCTCGTAGATCCATTCAACTCATTGATCCAAGTAGACAGTCTGCCGAGCGGGACAAGCGCAAACGACCTGATCGTGCACGACGGATTGACCGGATCACAGCCTGTCTCTCTGTTTGGAATTCTTTATCACCAGACAAACGCGACGACCGGGACATGGCTGAACATGAACAGGGCCACATATCCTGTCGAGCTCGCAACACCGCGCGTGAACGGGAATAACTCGGCGATTACGCCCGGCGCCGTACGCCTAGCGATCAATAAAGTCCGAAAGGCGTTGGGCAGCAATCAGCTGACCAAACTGATCGCCTACACGTCACTCGAGCAGGAACATCAGTGGGAGCAGCTTGGAGTGACGATATCGCAGATCATCAAAGAAGGCGCCGGCGGGCGCGCCAGCGACCTGGATCTGCTCTTCACGGGCGAAAAGTCGATGGCGGGCGTTCCGATCAAATCGAGCATCAACGCAAATCAGTCTCGCGTCGATTTCCTCGATTTGTCTCACTGGGGACGCGCTGTGATGCAGGACATCGATTTTTACGATGTGGGAGGGCAAACCGTCTTTCCGATCTACGGAGCGAGCGGCGGACTTGCGAGCGCGTATATCTTCTACTTCGTGACAGGGTTCCAGGTCTGGAACGATTCGCCGCGAAGTGGCGCGTACATCGACAATCTCGCCATCCCGTCGGGCTACTAAAACCATTGCAGCAGCTGTGTTCGACTGGCCCCTACCGCGGCTACGCGAGCTCCACCATGGGAAGCTGCGTGCAGTGGAAGTGCCGGTAAGAGCACTGCTGTAAAAGAAAGGGGCGGTCGGCCCACCGCCCCTTTTAGTCACGTGAGTCAGATCAACCAGATCAGCCCCGGAACGCCCACCTGTGATACTCGTAACTCGAGAAACGCACGAACCACCGACTAGTCTATCGGAGCGGCTGATTCAAGCTGGCGGCACCAACCGACTTGGGGAAGCAAACTTCCGGGTCGTATGGGGCGGGAGCCGACTGGCTTGGGTCGGCGGCCGATGGGTGGATCGCGATGCTCACGGGAATGTGATCGGCGGAAGAATCGAGCTACGGCGTGTCCCGAAATACTTCCCGCTCGATCGATGGCACATTGAGCGATGGATGCCGCCCGAAAGCTATGGATCGCCCGAAGAATGGTACGCGCGAACCACAGAGACCGAGAACGGCATACGACTGCCGGCGCTTGGGCCTTATCCTTCGCGTGGAGAGTACGAGCATTGCTTTACCCTGAGTGGAGCGAATAAGGAGTTCATTCCGCTTACGACGGCCGCATGCGATTGGGTTGTGAGGGCCATCGAATGGGCGCGGCGGCAGCCCATGGCCGCCATGCGAGGAGCTATCGCATCCCGCGAGGCGCGACGAGAGCAGGAGTGGAGCGACCGCGTCGACGACCTGATGGGCGCCGAGAAAAAAGATGAAGGAAGATCGTGAAAGGAAGTCACTTGCAGACGACGAGAGACACTATGCGAACCACTTTGTCCTCACATGAGAGGCGGGATCTTCTGGTCGAAACACAAACGAAGGGAGACGCCGTGGCGACGGCGTCGATCGCTTCAGTTTCCGACCAGGACTGGTACATTTCGCGAACGCACGGGGTGTATCACATTCCAGCCTGCAGCAAGGATCAGTCCTACGCGCTCGTTTTGATCACATCACGAGGCGACGCTATAGACCTTGGGGATAATCGACGGTTTCCTTTCACGATTTCGGCGCGGGACATCGCAGGGGATTTGCTACAAGACTTGCACGACCACGGGATATTTGTCTGTGCAGGAGCCCGTCCGACGGATGATGAGTTGAGCTCTGCGAGAGAGCGGAGGAACCGCTACTATCAAGGGCTAATTGCAGAAGGGGATATGATGTGGGCGCGCGGGCATTCCTTCCGGGAGATATCGGATCTACACCGACGAGCCGCGATCTCGCTGGGGATTGAACGCGAGTGGGCTTACGTTCCGATGCGTACGATGGACTGTCCGGTTTGCGGCGAGAAGATCAAAGCGAATGTTGCCGTTTGCAAACACTGCCATGGGATTCTGGACTACGAAAAAGCAGCGCTGCACGGACTTCATCAAGGTAGCACGGCTGAAAGGCGTCCGGTGATTTGGACTGGAGCACCGGACAAGCCGGAAAAAACGCGCGAAATGAATACTAATCCTGGGACTTTAAGAGATCAGAATCAAGGCAGCGAAGAAGCGCGAAGGGAGACGTGAAAAGGTGCGACCGATGAGCATTGACAGGAAAGAGCCGTACTACACAAAGGCAAGGGGTCAAACTTCGCGCGGAAGGTGCGGGCTCGGGTTAAGCCTCGGGCTAATGTGCTTCGTGGCTTTCTCGATCGTAGTGACTTCGCAGAGTGCGGTGGCACAGGGATCAAGAAAGGATGACATCGTCTTCGGCCCCTCGGGGCACCCTGTTGCCGGCGCTACTGTTCGTGTCTGCCAAGCTGCAGCTACTGGAACGCCATGTACGCCTCTGGCGACACTGTATACGGACACGACGCTCACGACGACCGCGCCGAATCCTCTTCAGACCGACGGGATCGGGAATTATCACTTTTATGCTCCTGCGGGACGTTACCTGATTCAGATCACAGGACCCGGAATAAACGGAACTATGACCTATCCCGACGTGATTCTGCCGGCGGATGTGAGTTCGAGTAGCAGCGGGAATGACATATCGGCGTTCGGACTGACGCTTGGGGGGAATCTGAACGTTGCCGGGAACGCGACAGTCAACGGGACGCTCACAACATCCAACTTCAGCCCTGGAAGCTTTTCACCCTCGTCGCTGGCTGTCTCGGGGAACGCGAGTGTGGCCGGACCACGACCCTACATTGACGTCACGGCTCCGCCTTATAACGCAGATCCCACCGGGCACACCGATTCGACGGCCGCAATTCAGGCCGCGATTACCGCGGCTTGCAATCACACGATTACCTACGCGGACGCGCGCCCTGGGGTGTACTTTCCTCCAGGCTGGTACACCGTCACGCAAACGCAGACGGGAACTTCGGCGACAGCGCCAGTTTTTGCGACTTGCGGCGACCTGTATTTGTATGCGAACGGATCACAGGGAGACACCCTGCAGTTTCGGAATCCACCGCAGGGCGCAACAATTCAGGTGAACGCCGGAAGCGCGCCGAATAATGCTCCCGTATTTCTGTTCCAGCAGGAGAACAACGTGACGGTGGCGAACCTAGCTATCAATGGGTACAACCAAGCCATCGGGATCAGATCATCGACAAATATTCGGCTCGAGAACAACGCGCTGTACGCGTACTCGACGAGCCAGACAGACAATACGCCGCTAAAGGTCACGAACGCCTTCTGGATTTGGGTAGACAAGGGAACGCTGCAAAATTCAAACGGTGCGATTCCCGTGATGCTATTGACCGGGGAAACGCCACTCGGCGGCGAGGCCCCGCTGGTCGGGTTACTCTACGTGACGGATGTCAACACAACGGCAGGGGGGTTCGAATATATCCAACGGACGGCGCAAGGCTCTCTTCCGGGAGACTGGGTGTTCCGAAATATAACGCAAGAAAATACGAATATGCCATTTTTGGAAGTAACGGAGAGCACTGGCGGATTTCTTGGCGGGATCACCGGCGTGACGTTCGATAATGACAGTCAATCGGATGGCGCTCCGGGCCCGCTCCTCCAACTAAACGTGAGCAGCGGCTACATGCAGAACGTAACTTTCCTGAATGATTTTCCGTCGGCGCCAGGACAGTACAGCGCTGAAGTGGTGTCAGGAATCTTGCGGAATGCCACAAGCATCAATAGCGGTGCAGTTCTCAATTCGTCCGGCCAACCGCTAGGTAACGTTTTCTACCAAGGCGGCAGCACGTCCGGGATGGATGCGGTTGGGCCAAACTCCGACCCTTACGGCGAATCGTATCCTTTTGCTTGTAATGGTTTCGCCGGAGCCTGCCAGGGGACGAAAAACGTATTCACGAGGTATTTCGCCGCCGGGAATCCGCTTTCTCCTTTAGCGCTCGATGCGAGTTACGGGGTGCTATTTGGGGATGGAGTGACGCACGGGTTTACCTCCGGGCTAAAGCAGGACGCGACGGGCGATATAGATGTGACAACTCAGGCCCTATTGCCACCGACAGGATTCACGGGCGCGGCTACGACCGGCGGCAGCTTGGCCGCCGGAACGTATTACGCTGTGGCGTGGGACACGTCCAGCGCGGCCGCGAACCACTGCGCACCCTCTCCGAATGGCCAGTTTTGGAAGGTGTCTTCGTTTGTTTACGCTGCTCCCGTCACGGTGAGCGGTCCGAACAACGCGGTCAACTTTACTTGGACAGCTCCCCAGCCATCGCCGGCAACTGTCGCAGGATATTGCCTTTCCGTCAGTACGACGAATCCCGGGTTCGACGGGCCCGTGAGCACAGCAGTACTTGTTACTGGTGGAACTTCATTTCTTTACACAGGGCAATCTCAGAGCGTCCTGGGTTCCGTGTACCCGGTGGGCAATTTCGTTGCGGCGCACCGCTTCACGTACAACGCACTAGGCGTCAATACGACTGCTCCTGCGTATAACCTGGATGTGAACGGAACAGCGGCGGTCAATTCGCTAAATGGGGTGCAGAAAGCGGAGCGGTTTGCGGGCTCGGATGCGGGTGCGCAAATCAATGCGTGCCTGACGGCGGCTTCAACCACTTCCGGGGTATGCGACGCGAGGGGGATGACGGGGGCCTATACGGCCACGGATCACATCACGATCCCTGCGCATACGGAGCTTCTATGGTGCCAGGGAAAGTTGACAATCGACGACAGCACCACCAACGATGCGATCGAGCTTGGTGGGGATGGGGCGGCGGTGGAAGGGTGCGGCGAGGCCGGCTCAGGAACAGTTCCGCGTCCTCAGACCTCCGGATACATCGCATGCGGAATTGCAGGTTGCACGGATGTGGACAACCCAAGCGCGGCAACGGCCAACGTCGACTGGATTCATATCGAGAAGATGTATCTACAGGCTGACGGGGCGAATTCGACTGTGGTGAACCTGAGCAGCATAGGGCATGCGGACATCGAGAATAACCGATTCGTTCTTGGGACAGGCGGGGGGTCTTACGGGGTCTACGGGAATACCTCGACAGGGAATGAGGATTCGACGAATTCGCTGGTGAAGCACAACGAATTCGACGCACAAAGCCAGAATGATACGTGCTTGTACCTGGCTGGCGTGTTCAACTCGATTAAGGTCGAGCAGAACTCTTGTTATTTACCCGCAGAAAATACAGGGACGATTGGATTCGCGCTCGCCAAGGATTCGAATGGGAACTATCCCGATAACGACGAATTTGACGCAAACGACTGCGAGGCGGCGACTACGTCGTTCGGGCAGATTTGTTTCAACCTGATCGGATCGCAGAACGTGCAGATCGGGCCGACAAACCGCTGTGAGAACGTCTACAACTGTATACAGTTTCCATCCGACGGCTCCGCGGTCGGGAACCATATGATCGATCCATATTTATCTTTGTCAGTAAACACCATGGTGAAGCCGAACGAGCCGGCCGCGGCCCAGCAGGCAATGGACAACACGGGCACGAACTGGCAACCGTCATTTCATTATGGGCTGAGCGATTTAGGCGGGGCTAATCTGCTGCTGAATCCCGGATTCGAGGGTTGGAGTAACTCGACGACCCTATTTGGTTGGGGAGGGGTGAGCGGCAGCAACATAAATCAATCAGGGAGCGGGATTTATGCGCAGCAGCAGAGCAGCTCGGCGCCAGCCGACGGTACAACGCAAGGTTCATACAATGTGAAGATCGGCGACAACGTAACGGCAGGGTTGGGGATTGATTCGGTCTGCGTACAAGTGGACCCGACAATGAATTACACTCTGGCCTTTCGCGTGGCGTCAACGAGCACGAGCGTGAAATTCCGCCCGGGCTTCCGGTTTTATTCAGATGCTAATTGCACGGAGGCCGACCGGATCACGAGCGTCTCGACGAATGCGAGAGTGCTGCAGCCGACCTACTACGCGGGAACGTCTGTCCTGGCAGGAACAGGAGCCAATTGGCAATCGACCAACGCGTCGCTTACATACAATAACGGGATCAGTTGCAACTGCAACGTGACCGGCGCCGATTTCAACGTCGCAACCGCGAACACGTGGACGCCAACGCGAAATTTCGCGATTACATTCCGGGTGCCGAACGCCTTTTCGAGCTCAAGCACGACGGCGCAATCCATGCGGGTTTTCATCCTTGAGAATACGGCTGCGAATCCAAACCAAATATTCGTGGACGATGTGGCTGTATCCCAGGGGCCGGTGAATACACGGGTTCCAGATACGTCGCCCGTAATCGAGAACGGGGGCTGCATCGGTTGCGGCATCAGCACGGTTTCCAGCTATTCGATCGGAACGGTGACAGCGGGCGAGGCTCCTGGAGCTGCGAATCAGGTTGACGTCTCGGTCGTTTACTTGCCGAACGTGACGTTTTCACATGTAACGGTAGACGTATCGACTGCAGATTCGAATTCCGGCGACTATTACAGTTGGGCGATAACGGATACGGCCGGGAATGTCAAATGCTCGATGACGTCACCCGTAAATCTCCCGGCAACGGGCACGATTCAAGCCGCATGCTCGCAGGGGGCGGTGACGCTGGCGAACGGCAATTACATCTTTGCCTTCACCGGGAATGCGACCACGGCAAAGATCGCGTATAGCGGAACAGCGCCGTTGGCTTTGTCGACGGCTGTCTCCACGTCGAGCAGTTCGTCAGGGGCGATGACATTTCCGATCGGGATGCCAACGGCCGGGCAAACTTTCAGCTCTTACGGTCTGCCGGCAATCATT